AGAGCGCGGCGGTGTAGTCGACTTCTGTCACCACACCGTCGCGCATCAGGTTGCTTACTTTTTGGGGCAGGCCGCTATCCATAGGCCCATGCTCGCCGTGCCAGGTCGCGCGCGCACGTTGTGCCGAATGTAGCGCCGACCGTTACACGAGCCGCAGCGCTGTCCACCTTCTATGCCTATGCGTCGCCGATGATTCTGTTGATGAAGCCATCGTCAGTTCACCCCATCATCAACAAGCGGCAGGGGATCGGCGTCCTTGCTCTCCACCCAGAGCCTTTGCGCATCATCAAAGCGCACCGGCACGCCGCCAGTCGGCGGGGGAACATCGATGGCGGACGCCGGCAATGCCATTCCTGCTTCAAGCATCGGCAGCACACTCCCGCTGGCTTTGGCCCAGATCGGCGTGTGGCTGTAGTCGGGCACGAGCCGCCACGAGCGACTCTGGGCATTCCAGCGGTTGGACAGTCGCTCGCCTGGTGCGACCACCAATGGCGCCAGCGTCGTGACGCCGACAGGTGGGCGCTCGCCCAGTGCCAGTCCGTTGGGTGCCGGGCAACCGCTGGCGGTATCCCAAAGCATCACGGACCTGAAGTCATCGACAACGTCCCATTCGGTGCGTGCATGGTTGATGCGCCAGGTCTGGTGCGAGCCGAGGGGCTCGGTGGGCGGAAAGTCCACGGTATTTTGTGGGAGCGGACAGGAGCCATCGGCCTCTGGGTATACACGCACTGGCAGCATGTACTGCCCGGTGGCCTCATCGAAGCTGTGCCCATAGAACTGCTGTGGAGTCTGAAGTTGCACGGGAGTCCTCAATAGGTGATGCAATAGAGCATGCGCACGCCGGCCGCCAGATTGCGGGCGCCGCCAGTAGATGCCACTTCGATGGCATGGACGTGGTTGGGTTCAACGCTTGCCGAGGCACCGTGGCCGTGGTCACCGACTCCGGCGATGTGAATCTCGTGGCCGTGTGCACCAGCACCATTCATGCCGACGTTATGGGAGTGGTGGCCACCTTCGCCAATCCAGATGCCGGTGCCGCTGCCGCTGGTGTTGACGATGGAGGGCCGGGTAACCCCCGCCGCCGACCAACCGCCACTACCGCCGCCGGCGTTGGGTCCGGTCCATGTGTGGGAGTGGCCCGGGTCACCAACGCCGTGGCTGTGGTTGCCTTGGCCATCTGTCCAGGCGCCATGAGCGTGGTCACCCACGGCGCTGGAACTTGCGCCGTGGCTATGGCCGCCGCCACCGCCCACCGTGATCGTATGGCCATGGGTGCCGGCCGCCGCGGATCGGGCCTCGTGGCGGTGGGCGATGACCTCGCCCGCGCTGATTTGCCCTACCAACGCCGGATCGGCGGTGTGAACAATGCCCAAGCCCTCGTCGATGCTGGGCAGGCGGAAGCTGTCAGCCTCTACGTCCCCGCCGTAGGTAAGCCCGATGGCTGCGAACAAACGCGGGTAGTCAGCGCGAAGCAGCTTGCGCCCGTCGCACAGCAGGGTGCCTTGCGGCGGGGCGACGCCCGCAAACGTGATCACCTGGCCGGGAATGTGGGTACTGGCCGGTACGCCGGTCATGTTCGACCAGTCCAGATAGAAGTCGCCGTGCTGGCCATCGAGCAGGTCAGCATCCAGCGTGTTGCCGTGCCCTTCGTCCTTGAGCGCGGCATCCTTCAATTGCAGAAGAGTGCGCACGGCCGCCGCCGTGGCTGCGGCAAGAACATCCTTGCATAGCGCCGTAGGCGCATCGCTGCCGAGACGATCATCGAGCGTGGAGCGAAGAGCTGCAGGCGTAACCGCACGGGCTTGATCGCGACCGTCGATGGCCTCCTGATCGGTCGCCAGCTCAACCACGCCCTGTACCTCGACGGTAGCTGGTGGGTTGAGGAACTCGGCACTGCCGAACTGAATCTGAGTGGCGTCAATATCGGCCAGGGCCAGGTCCGCCGAGAGCAACATCAGCGCCTGAGCAGATTTTTCCAGCAGGGTTTTGGTCTGCCCATACACGCACAGCAAAGTGCCATCGTCCAGATACAGCCCGATGCCACGCAGGCTGTAAGCGTCGTCAGTTTCATCGCGAACGGTGACGTGGATGACATCTGGTGCCACGCACATCCCTCCGAACGTCTCGATGCGCTTGCGCTCACCGGGCAGTACGGTGTCTCCGCCCTTCGGATCAGGGATGAAGGGCTGCTCGGTCACGCCGATCTGGGTGACGGTGACAGAGCGGGTGCCGGTGTTCCCGGCATTGACCAAGGCGGCGCGGCCGGCGGTGGTGAATTGCAAACGCATGGTTACTCCTGAGCCAGTTGCAGGCGGCGGTAGATCGCGGGGCGCAAGGCACTGACCACGCCGAGCCGCTGGGCGAACTCGGCGCCTTGGGTGAAGGTGAAGTGGGAGCGCACTGGCTTGGTTCGGTTGACTTCGGCAATTACGTCCTCGACGTACTTCGCTGAGGGGTCCACGCCCGGGCGCCCGGACAGCGTGAGGATCAGATCGAAGGTGTGCGGCTTGCCGGGCGGCTGCTGTTCCCACCACTCGCGGATAACCACGCTGCCCCCGAAGGACTCGATCACGTCGCGCACGCTGCCGGCAGTGCCCTTATGGCGCTGGATGGTGATGGCGCTGGCGATACGTTGGCGTTTGATGTGCTCGGGCCACTCGCTGACCCAGGTATCCAGCGACAGTTCCCACGCCAGCCAGGGCAATAGAGCGACCGGGCAGCGCAGAGGATCTTTGATCCAGGTGTGCCCCATGGCCACGTTCAGCAGCTGGGCATCACAGGCCTCGATGGCGCGTTCCAACGCTGTTGCATTGGGGGGCAGAAGGCTACTCATTGGTTCCCCGGTGGCTCAGCTTCACCCCGGTGCAGTAAGCGGCTTGGTGGCGACCCACAGCCAAATCAGCGACCGGTGCATGCAGCACCACGCGCTGTACACCTTCGGCGTGCAGCTGGGCGTAGATCGCCGACACCGCCACATCGCGCCCCAGTCGATGCGAGTCCGCCATGAAGGCGTCCAGGCGCCTGCGGGCTTCTGCGATGACCACGGCCGCATCTGGGCCGTCGAACGTGTAGAGGTCAGCTTCCACGCCGTAGGGCAGGATCTGGGCTCCGACCACGCGCACGAAATCGGTCAGCGGACGGACCTGATCGTCCTGCAGCACGGCATCGACGATGGCAAGCAGAGCATCGGACGGCGTGCCATCACCGTCGCGTCCCAGCACCGTGACCACCACCTCACCGGGGGTAGAGCTGGTAGCGCTGGCATCGAGCACGGCGGTGTCGGCCGAGAGGGTATGGAAGATGTAGGCGCCCTCCGGACCAGCGACAGACAACCCCTCCGGTGCCAGCTGGATGCGACGGCGGAACTCCGTGTCGGTTTCGAAGACCGCTGCCGTCCCCGCTTCAATGTCGGGTGGGGTCAGCTGCTTTCGGGTCACACCGAATGGGGCAGCCAGGTTGTCCAGATCGGCGCGCTGGGCATAGGCCAGAAAGAGGCCCTTGGCCCGCTGGTTGAACTGCTCGCGCAGCACCATTTCACGGTATGCGCTGGCCTGCAGCACCTTATAGACCGGGTCCGACTCAACAAGCGCGTCGTATTGGGGCATGAATCGCTTGAAGTCGGCCACGCGCTGGGCAAGCAGCTGCTCGAAATCCAACTGCTCGAACACATCGGGCAGCGGCAGTCGTGAGAGGTCAACAGCGGTAAAGGTGGACACGGCGTCATCGGCTGGGAGCGTTGTTCCAGCATTCCATCGCGCGCGCGCGGGGTCATTGTGCAACCTGTGTAAGGCGGGCTACTACGCTACGACTCGTGTAGATGGTCGAGGATCAGCTCGCGTACCAGTTGTTCGTCGGCATCGCTGAATCCGAGCAGCTGGCGGCGTGCGTATACGTGCAGCTTTCGGTTGCGCCCAACCTTGTCGGGCAGGCCCTCCTGGTGGATCAGCGCAATGCGCGAGACGCGACCGCTGAATCCGACCGCCGCCTCGGCACCGCTGGCGCGTATGCGCAAGTGCTTGGCTTGCCGAATCTTGCCGAACATTGCACCGCGCTTGATGTGTCCAGCCTTGGCACGGAGGGGCGGCACCTTGCGCCGGGCAGCAAATGGGGTCCCGTCAGGATTCTGCTGGCTGGCAATGCGCTTCTGCTGGGAGCGGCGCAGAGCGGTACCTACCTTGCGTGCCAGGCGGCTGCGCTCGGCGGGCGTGAGGCGCTGCAGCAGCGGCGCTACCCATGTCTCAAGGCGCTGCAGATTCTCGGTCATTCGGTGATCGCCGGCAGCGTGGCCAGCAGCTTCCCGCCCAGCACCAGCGCACCACCGGCGAGGCTGTGCCGGTGCTCCCATTCGGTGAGCGGCTCGGGCAAGTACTGCAGCTGAAACGTCCCGGCATCGTCCTGTGCCACACGCACGCGCTCGGTCAACGGCAGTCGGATGGCCAGATCGACCAAGGTATCGCTGAGCACGTCCACTTCGAACGTCAGCTTCTCCCGGTTCTCAGGGTTCGCCAGCAGATCCGGCTGGTGCCGCGTGAGCCACTGCAGCAGCGGCACCATCACGGCCTCGGGAGCACCGCTGAAGTCGCGCAGGACCAGTTCGAGGGTGTAGCGGTACTGGAAGGAGAGGCCGGCTGCGAAGCTGGCCACCAGCCCGCCGTCGTCCACGAACACCAGCAGGCGTTCGGGGTCGGAGGCGAGCGCGGGTACCGCCGCGACCAGGTGCAGGCGTAGTGACTGGGGCTTGATCACTGCTGCGCCTCCAGTTGCCCGCGAATGTAATCCTGCAGGGCCATCACTTGGGCGGCGGCTTCGTGGCACGTACCGTAGTTGGCGGCGGTGACTTCGGCGACGGCAGAGAGCGCAACGGCGCTGGGTGCCGCATCAGCATCTCCGGCGGCTCCGTCCAGCGGTGTGCCTTCGGCGGCGGCGTCGTGGACGCGCACGAAGCCAGCAGGCACAACACAGGCAGCATCAGCGATCGGAGTGACATAGACAGGGATTTCCTTGATGAGGGTCGCACCGCGCTCGCGCACTACCTGCACGCGGTCGACGTACTTGGTGACCACCGTGGTGGCCGATAGCGCGGTGAGCAGCTCCCGCTTGGTGTCGCTGTGCGCCTCCAGCTCTGCGTTGAGCGCGGCATTGGCGCTGATTTCCCCAGCGCGGGCGGTGCTGATGCGTTGTTGCTGGCAGGTCGCCAGACCAGCGCTGGCCAGAAGCAGTGCGAGCAAGATCAAGGCGCGGGCCATCAGCCACGCACCGCCAGGACTTCCAGAGCGCGACGTGTGCGGGCAGTGCGGTCGGCCATGCCGTTCGGCGTTGCGCGGCTGCGGGCGTTGCCCAGGTTGACCACGCGGCTGACAGCCAGCACATCGCGCTGGTCGGCATAGGTGTTGAGGCGGTTGTCGTGCCAGAACGCGGCCGCCCCCATCGCACCGATCTCAGGCTCGATCAGCAGGCGTGGCATGTCTTCCAGCGGCTGGCCGATCAGCTGGCCGATATGACGGTAGTTGCCCCGGCCGGTGTGCATCATT